TGGGTTTGGGTTTTGGCTTGCTCGCTTGTGCCTGTCTGCTTTGCACCGCTTTCATTCCTTCAACCATCAGACCCAATGCAAAGTTGCTGTTGGGTAGATATTCGACTAAAGGTCTGTAGAGCGGTGAGGCTTTGACTTGCATAAACAGTTTGTAGTCATCGCTTTCGGGTTCACCAAGGAACTGAAAGGTTTGAATTGCCTGCTGATCGGATTGCGATCTCTCCTTGATCCACTTTTCCCTGGCTGGAGCATCCTTGCGAAGAATCTTCTTTGCGTTTTTCTGAATGCGTTTAAGCTCGGCTTTAGTGTAGGTCTTATCGCCATCCTTGACCATATATTCATTGCCGTTGTCATCGTATTGAACTTCGTTGTCGAGTCCCTCGTCCGCCCATTCGATGAGCGTGTTGAGATTCTCGACTTCCTTCATCAATGCGTTTACGTCGGCAACGTTGTGCAAGGCATTGTCCTTGAGGAAGTCAGGCAAATCATTACTTACTGGTTGTTGAGCTTGCTGGGCTTGAGCCTGCAACTCGGCATTTTGTGCCTGTAATGCTTTTTTCTGACTAGTGAGTACTCCGAATCGCTTGACGGCAGATGTGTTCAGCGCTTTTGCGAGTTCCTTACTCTCTTCCTCGGACAAACTGTCCAAATCTATTCCATACTTTGTAAGAACGTCTTGAGGTTGTGCCTGCTCCGTAGTTTCTTCCGGCGCTTCGGTCTCCTCGACGGGTTGTTCCTCCAGCGATTCCGTAGGCTCCGCAGTTTCTTCAGCGGGTTCGTCCTCACTTTCGGTAGACTCGGCAACGACTTCCTCGGTTTGTCTGCGTTTCAATAATTGATCCGCAAATTCTGCCACGGAGACATTCCCCAAGTCCTGACTTTCACTACTCTCAGATTGTGCAGAGGTAGCATTTTGAGTTTCCTCTAATATTTCTATCGTCATATCTAGCGTATTTGTCGCTTAGTGTAGCAAAATATAGTTGTTTGTAGTTACACTGGCAACAAAAAAGCCCTTGCGAATACCCCCATTCGCAAGGGCTGTGTGGTTACATCATGAACTAATTACGATTAATGAAGTCTGTCCAATTCCTCATCAATACTTTCCAATTTTCCTGTCATCATGAAATGTCTGTTTGTATTGTCGATGCATGCCTGGGATTGCAAATTACGAATCACTTCTTCACGCTCTGCTTCGCGCATCTTGATGTAGAATTTGAAATTCGGATCATTTTTAAGAACTCTTACAGCAGTCGTAGCTTCTTCTGGATCTATTTCGTGGTATGTTTTTATTTTTTCTTGCCCTTCCAACTTACTCGTTTTGGTCCTGTCTTTTTCTTGACTGCACTTTTTTTGCATTGCGCCATTGTGGGTCTACAGGCAGGATAAGGACGCTTGCTCTTTTTAGCAGACTTACGACCACATGGTTTGCCCGTCTTGCAGTCAACCCATCCAGTACCCTTGTTTCGACCAAACCACTTTGTAAGTCCGCCACTTTTTCTAGACATTTACTTGCCTTTGACGGTCTTGTATTTTCCGCCCCTGCGCTTGTACTCCTTGACTAAGTACCCTGACCCATAAGCCGATGGCCATTTGTACTTTCTCTTAGCCTCTGCTTTGACGCGGGAATAAAGCGCTTTGTTAGTTGGTACGTTTTTGCTCATTAATCTTTTCTTTCAACTCCTTGATTTCCTGCTGTATCTTTTGACGGCGTTCACTATGAAAATTAATACGGTAAGTACACATGCGACTATCTTCCCGTAGTATGGAAATTCTTGCTTCAAGTTCTTCCATCAACGCATTTATTTTTTCTTCCTCCGCCTCTTCAAGGCCACGAAATCGGCTCCCGTGATTCTATTGCGGGGCTTTGCCGCCCCTGCAATTTTCTTTTGCTTGGATGTCAGTTTTCTCACCATTTCTTACAACTCCAATATCCCGCAGTCAGTTTAGATTTTTTCTCATCGCATTTATGTCTTGCTCGGAAGGATTTACGCCGTGCGGGTTCGTTCTTTCTAATACGCATATTTGGATCTCCGTAGCGTACCAATCGTACTTTTTCACCTTCTTTAGCAAGCACTGCAAATTTTTTGGACTTACCTGGTGTCCTTTTCGGTTTATTATAGCCACTAAAACGTTCACCTCGGTAAGTAATACTCATTTGTCCTCATCCGCATACAAATTGTCAAAAGTCTTACGCCAATCCGTGTAACTGTCATGCTTCTCCGCAGAATGCAAATATTGACTTGGTACGAAATCAGGCGCTCCTTCTCCAACCAACCACAAAGCGGGGTTCGTTACACGAACGCGGTTATTGGGCAAGGCGATGATTTGTCCCTTCCACGGACCCTCGATCAATTCCAATACGTGACTTTGTTTATGTTGCGCGGGATCATCGGCAATGCAATTGCCCGTGAAGTCTACCGTGAAATAATAAAGCGCCTTGTAGAATTTTCCGTCAATCTTTGCGATCCACGGACTTGAACTGACTCGGTCGAGCTTGGTTACGGCAATGTCTCGGCTCGGACAGTCCCAGGGTTGAGCGATATGGGTGGGGCATTTCTCTGGCCATTGTTCGTATGGTACGTCTGCAATAAGTGCGGTTATGGGCATTCTCGCCCACATCGCCCCCCCGTGCGGATTCGGATCGTCTTCGTCACATCCCGTGAATACGACTTGAAAAGACAAGCATCGATCAGGAATCGCACACACGGCGATAACCAAAGCATGCAGATATTCTCCTTCGTATTTCATGTGATTGTGAGTAAATTCCTTACGAATCCAGCATTTGAACTGGGGGATGTTGGCGATGAGGTACGACATTAGCGGCGTTTCTTGCGTCCGCCTTTGCTCATATATTTTGATTTCTTATGTCCTGGCATTGGAGTTTCCTTTGTTTGGTGTTGGTCGATAGATCGTTTGACCTACTCTGGGAATTTTCTTCATGCGGCTGAAGTCTGTCCGAATTGGGTGGGCATTGCGCCGAGTCTGCCGATTTGCGCGTTCTGATTTTGTTGAATCTGCATCGAGCGCTGGCTCATATAATTCTGTATACGCTCCTGCAATGCCGGATCTTGTTGGGTTTTTTGCTGAATGTCCGGTTGAGCCAACCATTGCTGAAATACTTGCATCTTCAATTCGTGCGCATCCTGTGGTTTTACGTTGGGTGGTACTCCCGCAACCAATTCCGCAATGGTTTGACGTTCTTCATTGATTGCATTTTGCGATGCGGTTTCCTTGGGAATGAGTATTTTTTCGGACGCACCAGGCAAGACCTGTCCGATTGCAAGTTGTAATAATCTTTCCGTGTCAAGAGTTCCGTTTTTGTCCAGTGTTCCAGCCAATTCCGTAACCGTCTTCGTCCGTTCAAGCATTTGTTGCGGGTCTTGTGTGGCGGCATCAAATTGCAGATAAAAATCAAAGCGTTCATTGGGCGCACCCTTGGCAAACTTCTGCATGTCCCGCATACCGGTAACACGGAAGAATTCGGCATCCGGTCCATACTGCTGATAGAGTGTGTATATCTGATCAAATAAATGCTTCACGTCCGAGTGGGTGTTCCAAAGGTGGAAGCGTAGCAAGACTCTGACGATCAATGGATGCATCCTCCTGAATCTTCAGAATGTTTTGCGGTCCCTCCCCCAACTCGGCAACTGAACGAGAATGATACAATCGCTTGCTTGTTTTTTCGTAGGTTGTGACCACAAACGGATATTTTCCGTGACTATAATCAAGCAATTGATGCTTGGCATAGACTTCCGGTACGTCACTGCAAAAAATTGTGCAGAATATACCCGGTACGTCATCCTCGTCGAGTAAGCGCTGATAGCAGTAAATCACCCGAATCGTTTCGTCGTCGTTACGAATGACTTCGTCCTGCAAACGTAAATTGTTTATTTGCGTATCAGTGTCTCCACGCTGGGCGAGTTCGATTGCCTTGTCCACAAACTCTTCGTCCCATCCTTCGGTATTTATCTTTGCGCGAAGTTGTTCGGGTGTCATATTGATGACGTGGAATACGTAGGGCGCTTCCTGCGGATCAATTGCATAGGAGGGCCAAAACACATCCTCATCAGGTGCAAGCGCCTTGATGCGGGGTTGATTGATCACTCTGCGGGTGATTGGAATCGTGGTCTCTCCATCCTGGCGCAACTCTCTGAGCATTCCACGCGCCTTGGCTTTGGATACC